ATGCCCAACACACCTGAAGACCTGCCAGTAGCCCCTGCGGCATCTCTTGATACGAGCGTGATTCTTGCCAAGGGGCTTGTCGAAAACCTTCCGGCGATTCTGTCTTCTTTCAAGGAGGTCTATGCCTTGCGCGCCAAAGAGAGCGCCTTCAAGGCAGCACTGGAGGCGCGTTGCGCCGACATGAAGATCAACAGTCAGAACTTCACGACCCTTGTCCAGAACCTGACCGAGCTTTCAAAGAGTGAGTCGGCAGACGAGGAGACAAAGTCAATGTACCGGGAGTTGATCCGCTCGCTGTTTGAGCTGTTTACAGCCCGTTCGAAGGAATCAGATTCGTTTTCCAGATTTCTCAACGGATAGCCTCGATGTGGGGAATCAATCCATTCACCGTGGGCAAGATCATCGCAGGGGTTGGTTTCTCCAGTGCGCTACTGGGCAGGCACGGCTCCCTGAAGCAGTTGACAAGAAAGATCAAGCTGCATGTATCGGAGCAGCATGCGGAAGCGGCAAAGGCCATGGCGCGTTCTGTCGCCCTTCAAGATCAGTCGCTCTATGAGAGGCTAAAAAAAGAGCTCGAACGCGAGCTTTCGCCGGAGGAATACGAACGCGTCTTCGGTGACTCTGGTGATCCACCGTCTCACTGAACTGTGACCTTGGCAATACTTCCCCATGAAGCGCATACGTGACAGGTCATCTCAACGGTCTTGGTGATGGCTTTGTCACGCAAGAAGCCCATTGGCTACCCCGAGATCAGCTTCCTGTCATTTGACGTTCTGGCCCTACTGGTCAAGCTCCAGCAGGAGATGGGGCTCGATTCTGTTGGTCCTGTCTCTTTCAGTCTGCAGACGATGGAGACCTTGGCTTGCATTCGCTGGGAGCATGGGAAGCCGGGTGGGGATGTCTTCTTCCACTCGCTGTTCAACCGCCCTGATGTGCCTCAGCCAGTAATTGAACATGTTCTGCGCCATGAGCTCCTGCACCTGAAGATCCCGGCCAGGGAGATCGATGGCAAGCTGCTCCATCACCCGCCTGAGTTCTGGGAGGCGGAACAGGCTCTGGTTCCCTGGAAATCGGCGTCGTGGGGGTGGATGGTTCTCGCCTTCTGGGAAGTCATCAAGACGGACATCCCGAATGAATGCGTTTGGGTCAAGAAGTCTTGGCGAAAGCTCCAGAAATACCCCTATCCAAGCTGGCAGATGATCCTTGACGACCAGAGTAGATACTCTGACAAGCAAGGCCAGATCCAGATCTTAATGGAAAGTCTCTAATGAGCCTGAGTCACGAATTTTTGGCCATGCCTGTCTGCCACCTGCCTACTCTATCGGGGACCGCGCCTTGGCCCCTTTGCGGACATTCTCGTTGGCGCTGATCACCTGAAGGTTGCCAGGGTGATGCTGGCCACCCTTTGCGAGAGGAATGATGTGATCCACGTGGTACTGAATGAATCCCGCCGCTTGATTGAGCCTGTCCCTTTGGTCGTAAACCTGCTGGATCAGCTTCTCTTCTTCATCGCTCAGCTCCGGCGTTTGCTCGCGCAGACGCTGTTTTCTTCTCTGCAGATAAATCGCTGATTTGTGTCTATCTTCTTCATGGACAGTCTCTGGTGGCGGACATCTCACCCCGTCCAGGTCCAGGGCTGCTCGCTCAAGTGTCCAGAGTTCTGAGCGGAGCTGCTTGGAGCACCACTGGTGATACCGGGTATCGCCCTGGAGATCGATCACATCCCGAAAACGGCTGACGACGTAAATGAAGTCATCCCCAAGCCGTTCGCCTGTCCACTGGGTCCAGCAGCGGGCGAGATAGCGGTCTTTGTCGCTGACCCAGATGAAAAGGGTCGGTAGTTCAAGGGCCTCCTCTCCTTTCGCAGGTCCGCGTCGGGCATACGTGCGATCGCCCTGCTGCGTGATCAGTCCGCGGTCGTTCGACTGGATGACCCGGAACTTCAGCTCCATGGCGCCGGGAGCACTCGTCTGCTGTGCCCAGCAGCCTATGGCCCAGAAACACGACGAGCACCGGCCTGCCGGGGGATCAGATTCCCCCTGAAGACCCCAAAAGTCGTCGCGCAGGAATCCTCAGCGTGCGCGGCCGCGCAAGGGCTTCGCAAGCCGGCCCACCACTGGTGATGAGACGCCGGTGGCACTGGGTTGACGGAGCGCTGTGGCCGGCCCTTGCCGCTGGCCGCGCTGGCGCTTGCGGTCCTGCGCTTGTCCATCCGTGGCTGTTGCTTCACCATCCCGTTCCTCTCGGTCAGCCAAGAGAGCTGCTGCTGCCAAGGTCTCCCCTGAGGAGAAGCTGGTGGCCTCCCTGGTCGCCCTGCTGGAGGCCGGCACCACCCCCTGGCGGCGGGAGTGGGATGCCGCCTCGGGGGGCCACCATGTGAATCTGCTCTCCGGCCGCCGCTACCGCGGCGCCAATCCGGCGCTGCTCACTCTGGGCATGCACCTGCGGGGATCAGCCCTGCCTTACTGGTGTGGCTTCTCGGAGGCCAAGGCCCTGGGGATCTTTCCCCGTAAGGGCAGCAAAGCGGTGCATGTGCTGCGGCCCCAGGTGTATCAGGGAGTCGAAAGCCGTCTGGCGGAGCCGGGCTCAGTTGCTCAGGGTGGCCAGGTATTAGCTGGCGCCGATGGCCAGCAGTCGGTTCAGCCTGGCCCCAGCTGGGTCAGCTATCGGCCGGTGGCACTGTTCAATGCCGCCGATCTGGAAGGCGAGGCTCTGGAGGCGCTGATCCAGAAGCGCCGCCAGGCCGAGGGGGCTGTGCTGCGGCCCGAACCGGAGCGGCTTGTGGCAGCCGATGCCGTGCTCAGTAGCTGGGCAGTGCCGGTCTGCTTCGCGGGCGATCGAGCCTGCTACCTGCCGGTGCCCGATCGCATCCAGCTCCCTGATCGCACCGCCTTCCACTCGGCAGGAGCCCTCTACGCCACCTGGGCCCATGAGGTGATTCATTCCACCGGCCACAGTTCCCGGCTGGCCCGTGATCTCTCTGGTGGCATGGGCGAAGGAGGCGATGGCGGCCGGGCCTATGCCCGTGAGGAGCTGGTGGCCGAGCTGGGCGCCGTGCTGCTCGGCGATCGCCTCGAGATCGGCAGTGCGATGGCCAATCACGCCGCCTATCTGGGCCATTGGATCGAGCTTCTGCGTGAGTCGCCCCGGGTGCTGTTGCAGGTGCTCAGTGATGCTCGCAAAGCTGCCGATCTGGTTTGCCCCGAGAGCGGCGGGGAGTTATCCCCCTGACATTGCCGCGCAGGCCTCTTCATGGTGCGGGGCGGCGTCAAGGATCGGAGCCATGCCCGCGGCTGGTTGACGTTGGTGCCGCATGACGCGGCACATCAGTCGAATGGCGCGGGTCCTTGACCCCGCCCCGCTTGAAGGTGAGGTCCTGCGCTGGTTCCGCCATGGCCACGCTTTGCCTTCCTGTTCACACCCCTGCTCACCTGCATGCCGCCCGCCGGCTGCACTTCTCGTCCAGCAGCGATGGCTTGCTGCTCTGGCTCAGTGAAGAGTGCTGGTGCCGCGGGCTGATCCGGCTCGCCGACCTCCTCGATGATCTGCTCACCGAGCGTCAGGCGGAGCAGCCCGAGCCAGTCCTGGATCCCGAGCTGGAGGCCCTGCTGCCCTTCTGAGGGCTGGGGACTGCGGCCCCCTTACAACGGATTTCAGCAGGGTCCAGCAAGGCCATCGCGGACCTGGGCAGAGACGCAACTGGGGCGGCCGACTGCTCTGGCAGCCGAGGACGTGGATCGCCACCGGGCCGGCGCACACCCGCCGCATCCCTCGGCCAGTCCTCACGCCGCGTCAAGGATCGGGCCATGCACCCCCTGGGGGGCGCCCTTGTCACAGCGCTGCGGCCGGCCGGTGGGGGCGGGGTTCTCCGCCGTCTCCCAGATGGCTTCCCCGCTTTCTCCCTGCCGCCGGCAGCAGGCGCAGGCCCTCAGCCGTTGTGCCCTCAAGGCCCGCAATGCCCTGGTGCTGGAGCACCTCCCCCTGGCCGATGCCATCGCCACAGCCACTGCTCGGCGCCTGTTCCCGCTGGTCGAGCGGGAGGATCTGGTCCAGGTGGCCCGTGAGGCCCTGGTTCGCTCCGCCCCCCGCTGCAGGGCCGGCGAGCCTCCAGCTCCCTACCTGCGCCGCTGCATCACTGGGGCCTTACAGCATCACCTGCGCGATCGGGTTCGGCTGGTGCGCATTCCCCATCGCCTGCATGAGCAGGGCCAGTGCCCGCTGGGGCACACCAGCCTCGATGCCCAGGTTGATGGCGAGCACTCCCTGCTCGATCAGTTGGAGGCGCCCGCAGCCGAGCTGGCCTCAGGCAGTGATGCCGAGGAGCTGGCCGTAGAGCAGCTGGTCGAGCAGCTGCCCGCTGCCCAGGCCACCGCGTTGCGGCTCACCTTGCTGGAGGGCCTAACGCTGCGCGCCGCTGGGCTCAAGTTGGGCATCAGTGCCATGGCCGTGCAACGAGCCCAGAAGAAGGCCATCGCAGCCCTGCGCCTGCAGCTGGTGGGTGGGGGCTGAGGGCCCTGAAGCTCCGGCCTGTTCCTTCAGCGCACGCCCCTTGGCTGGCGGTGGATCGGCCGCACCACAGGCCGCAGCGACGGAGGGATTTGCAGTTGCTGTTCGGCCCAGTGGGCCGCCAGGGCTGCCAAAAGGCTGCTTCTGTCGCCGTGAATGCGGAGCATGGCGTGAGCTGAAAATGCAGGCCACCAGCATGATCTGGCTGAGCCGCTGCCCCAGTGAAAAGGGTGACAACACCGCGCAACCAAAGGCACAGGAGCGGCCATCGGAAGGCGCCGAGGCGTGTGCGCAGATCCGCCAACCTCGCCAAGGCAATGCACCTGCATTACTTTGGTGTCAGGTTCAGCGGGCGGCCTGATGGCTCCTCTTTCCACTCCTGATGTTGCTGGCGCCTCCCTGGGCACCCCCAAGGACGAGGTGGAATCGGCGCTCACGGATCGCTATCAGACCACCGTGCCGCAACCGGTGCGGCGGGCTCTTGGTTTGCGCAAGCGCGACCGCATCCGCTACGCCTTCCGCGCCAACGGTGAGGTGGTGCTGCAACGCGTCAGCGCAGATTCAGACAACGACGACCCGGCACTGGCTCCCTTTCTGGCGCTGCTCGAGCAAGACATCGCCAACCATCCCGAGCGGCTGCAGGCCATCGATGCCGAGCTGGTTGAGCGGCTGCAGGATCTGGTGGGCGGCATCGAGGTTGATCTGGAGGAAGTGCTGCCAGACGAGGCGTGATCAACGGGTGGACGCTTTATGCGCACCCCTTGTTTCTGGATCAGCTGGACGCGTTGATCGCTGAGGTGGACGCGTTGCGCGCCAAGGATCCACAGGGCTATGGCAGCAAAAACGCCAGCAAGCGCCTGGCGGCCATCACCCGCCTGATGCTCCAAGACATCCCCCAGGACCCCAGCCGCAAGGAGTATCAGCAGGGATCAACCCTTGGCGCTGCGCATCGCCACTGGCGACGCGCCAAGTTCTTTCAGCAATACCGCTTGTTCTTCCGGTTTCACACCCGCTCACGGCTGATCGTGTTGGGCTGGGTCAATGACACCGACACCAAGCGCGCCTACGGCAGCAAGAGCGATGCCTACCGGGTGTTCCAGTCGATGCTGGCCAGCGGTCATCCGCCGGATGACTGGGGTCAGCTCTTGCAGGAAGCCACACAGGCCGCAGAACGCCTGCAGCAACTGAGGCATCGACTGCCCTGAACTGCCCCTGAAGCTGGCTTGCTCGGGGCTTTGCCCTCCTGCAAACAGCTGCTGCACGAGGTGCTCCTTCGGTGAGGGCAAGCCTCCAAGAGCGCAAATCGTGCAGGCCTACCCCCTAGTGGATCGGCACCGCGCAACCCTCTTCATGGTCTGGGCGGCCTCGGGTGCTGACGCGAGGCCGCCGCAATGGGGATCTGCCCCCCTGGCCACTGGCGACCCCGACGTGCCGGGAAGCGGCCTGTGCCGGCAGTCTTGTTGGCAGGGTGGGGGGCTGGTGCCACCTATCGTCAAAACACGTCAGCAAAATGGCGTTTTCTTAACTGGTGTCAGCCGACGTGTCAGCTTCCCACGGCTTCCTGCAACCGCTGCCTCCTCCCGTAGAGCTGGAAACAGTGGCGGTCATGCGTTCTCTGGCCGCCGCCAACCGTGCTTTGGCGGAGCTCAAGGGACGGGCGGCCACGATCCCCAACCAAGGGATCCTGATAGACACCCTCGCCCTGCAGGAGGCAAAGGCCAGTTCCGAAATCGAGAACATCGTCACCACCCAAGATGAGTTATTCCAGATGGACCTGTTCCCGGACGGTCTGGAATCGGGTGCGGCCAAGGAGGTTGCCCGCTACCGGGATGCCCTCAAGCTGGGGCTGACGCAGCTGCTGGATACGGGCGGGTTGATCCGTAACGCCACGCTCATCGACATGTACCGGTTCCTGAAGGCACGCAGCGATGGTTTTCGCTCAACGCCAGGCACCGCCTTGAAGAACGATCGGACGGGGGAAGTGGTCTACAGGCCTCCACAGGATCGCAACGAGATCATCGCCGCAATGTCATCACTGGAGGCGTTCATCAATGATGATGAGCTCTGCCGTCTCGATCCACTGATCAAGATGGCACTCATCCATCATCAGTTTGAGAGCATCCATCCCTTTGCCGACGGAAACGGACGAATCGGGCGCATCCTGAACGTTCTCTACCTGACAAGAACAGGATTGCTGGACATCCCAATCCTCTACCTGAGCCGCCATATCAACCAGCACAAAGCTGAATACTACCGGCTGCTCCAATCCGTTCGAGAAGAAGGCGAGTGGGAGCCCTGGGTGCTCTATATGCTTGAGGCCGTCGAGAAGACCTCTAGAACGACCCTTGCGCTGGTGGAGGGAATCCGGAAGCAGATGGCAGATGTGAAGCAGCGCATGCGCACCCATCTCCCGAAGCTTTACTCCCAGGATCTGCTGAACAATCTCTTCCGTCACCCCTACACCAGGATTCAATTTGTCCGAGATGACCTGCGCGTGACCCGGCAGACAGCTGCCGAGTACTTGGAGCAATTGGTGGAGAAAGGTTTCCTAGAGAAGCACAAATCAGGTCGGAGTAACTACTACATCAATACAGCCTTGGTAGCCTTGTTCCTGCAGGTCTCGGAAGGCCCCTGACGCGCCATCGATTTGGCTTGGATCAATTATTTAGGCATGGCTCGGCCCTCTTGATGGTCCGCAGCTAGGGCAAGGGGCGGCCACGACTTCACTGCGCATCCTGATGAGGCAGCCCATCACTCTGCCCTGGACTGCTATTGCCTGGGGCCAGGAGGAGAGCTTGCTCGGGGCCTCTCCAGTCTGAGGCCTTCCTGTCGTCGGGCCTCCGCTGGGATCGGTCCCGTCGCTGCGCCGCTCTCGGCGCCGATCGTCATGGCCACACGCTCTGCTGCAGGCAACCCGGCTTCCGCGGAATCGCCGTTCTGCCGGCCTATCGCACCGGAAGGTGCGTTCTGCAAACCAGAAGAAGATCCGTTCCTGCTGCTGGAATCCACGCTCCGCTCCGTGCAGGAGATCCTGCTGCGCCGGCGCGGGCTTTCGCTGCGGCGCACCTGGATCGAGCAGCCCTATGGAGAAGAGGAGATCACCCTGCTGGAGGAAGAGGTGATCCCGGCGATCCAGCAGTGCCTGGCCCGCATCGATGAGCTCGATGAGCGGCTGCTGGCCGAGCAGGAGCTGCTGCGGCGCTCCCAGCTCGAGGCGCAGCGGCGGCTGATGCTGGCCTGAGGCCATCCAGGCCCGGCGGGCGTGATCAGCACGCAGCGCCGGGCCTCAGCTCAACACGTACACATCGCCGCTGGTCTGATCCAGATACAGATCACCCGGCACAGATCCAGGCACGGATGTGGGTGCGCCACTGCCGGTGAACCAGCCGGTGCCGCGGTTGCCCTGGGGCCCGGCAGGACCCTCCACCCCCTGCAGGCCCTGGGGGCCTGGCTCTCCTTGCAGGCCTTGGGGTCCCTGCGGGCCGGCGATGCCTTGGGGGCCCTGGATCGAACCCCCATCCACCCAGCTGCTGCTGGTTGCGTCCCAGACGCGGAAGGAGTCATCCGCCTGCACGATGTAGGCATCGCCCTGGGCGGCATCAGCCGGCAGATCCGCCACGGTGGCCACATGCCCCTTGAAGGTGATGCCCAGGCCCGGAGCACCCTGGATGCCCTGCTGGCCCTGCGGTCCTTCTGGCCCAGCAACGCCCTGCATCCCCGCTGGTCCCTGTGGGCCTTGAGCGCCCTGGGCGCCATCGGCACCGGGTTGGCCCTGTACCCCCTGAGGTCCCTGCGGGCCGGGATCCCCTTGCGGGCCCTTGAGCGAACCGGAGGGAATCCAGGCCATGGAAGAGCAACGGCCCTGTGGCCGGCGAGAGCACACCCCCTATTGCCGTTGTTGCGCGCGTCTGAGCCCGGCTCAGTGCTGCAGCACCTGCCACCAGGAGCCGCGCAGCACCGTCACCGCTGTGCCGGCCACTTCTGAGCGGAAACGCAGGCTGAGGGTGCCAGCATTGGCGCCGTTCTCCACCGTGCCGCTCACCTGGGCCCTGAGCACCGAACTTCCGGCGGAGGTGGTGCCGATCAGGGGCGTGTCGTAGCTGCTGGCGGTGAGGTTGCGAAAGCTGGTGAGCGATTCACCGGTTACCAAGTTGTGGATCACCGCCTGCGGTGTGGCGGGGCCGGAGAGGGTGGTCACCAGGCCGGTGTTGTTGGCGCCGCTGGAGAAGTAGAGCTCCGCCGAGAAGGAGAGCACCTGTTGCGCCGCCAGCGGTGTGCTGAACAGGCTGAGCCAGCTGGTGTTGGAGGTAGTGCTCAGCGCCGCCGGTAGCCGCGCCACCCGCAGTATCGAGGGGCCCTTGAGGTTTGTGCTGCGTGTCCAGGGCATGGCCGTATGCCTGCGGTCCAGCTGGCCGCTCGAAGGGGTCGGCTGCTATTGCCGCCTCAATTCAGCAGCTGGTCTGCCCTTTCACCTCAGTCAGAGGGAGAATGGGCTTACGGAGGCCAGCGATGGAAACGGCAGATCCAGAGCTTCTGAGGTTGCGCGCTCTGGCGCGCCGTCGGCCCCTGCAGCAGCGGATCATTCGCTCAGTGGCGAGCTCAACTGCCATCGAGACCCGTCAATCCATCAGCAACATCGAGGCCAAGCTGCTCACCACACCGGAAGTTGTCGTCAATGGGCGCGTAATAACGCTCGCCTGAGACCGGCACTTGCAAGTTCCTCTTAGGGGCATCATTTCCTCCTTCATGTCCGACTCGCTTCAAGCCGAGAACGCGTAAAGATCACCGCTGCGGGTGTCGAGATAGAAGTCGCCCGCCTGGGCATCAGGCAGCACACCGGGTGGCCCCTCGCCGCTCCACCAGCGGGTGCCGCCACTGCCCGGTGGGGTGGCCCAGAGGCCATCGGCCCTCAGGAAGCGGCTGCTGGAGCCATCGCTGGCGGGTACGCCGCCGCTGCTGGTGCCGCCACTCCACCGCTGCAGTTGCCATTGCTCGCGGCGCCGGCCATCAAAGGGTTGGCCCAGCAGGCCGCTGCCGGGGATCAGCGGTTGAATCGCCCCCGGCGGTAGGGGTTGCGGTGGCGGCCAGATCGGGCAGCCCAGCAGATGCACCGCCAGCTCGGCGCTGATGCCGCTGCCGCTCAGTTCTGCCGAAACCTGCCAGTCCTGGGCATAGGCATAGGCATGGCGCAGCCGCGGCGCATTGTCGCCGCTGGGCCAGGGCCAGGTCTCAACGCTGCCGTCACCCCAATCAAGGGTCAGCGCCGTTGGCAGCGGTGGCCGGGCCTGGAGTAGCAGCAACACCGCGGTGCTGCCAGCTGGGTCCAGGGGCACAGGTGCATCCGGCAGCCAGGCCAGCTCCAGCGGTGCGGCGGGGATGGGAGCGCGTCGGTAGCCCTGCTGCTCCCAGCGGGTCACCTCCACGGGAGGCACCCACGCGCTCTCGCCAGGGCAGCCCAGCGGCGGCAGCAGGCGAATCAGCTGCGGGCTAGCGGCCGCCCCGCTGCTTGCAGTGGGACTGCTGGCAGCCAAGCGCGGGGCCATTGTCTGGGGTGTTGCGCCGGCCAGAGGGGTTCGCCAGGGACCGATTGCTATTGCCGATTCCCGAGCAGAATGGACCGATGACCATCGCCAGCACGGGCACACCCAGCATCCGCGAGCGGCTTGAGACGCTCCGGCCTGCCGTATTGGAGGTTGCCCAGCGCTATGGGGCCTCCAACCTGCGGGTGTTCGGCTCTGTGGCCCTCAATCAGGAGCATGAGGACAGCGACCTCGATCTACTGGTCGATTTGCCGCCAAGTCAGTCATTGCTGGCGTTGGTGGGTATGGGTCAGGAGCTAGAGCAACTGCTTGGTTGTCCGGTTGATGTGGCCGAGCCCGATTCGCTCCATCCGCTGATTCGCTCTGAAGTCCTGCAGCAGGCCGTGGGTCTGTGAACAAGGACCGCCTCTACCTGGAAAGCATTCGCGATTGCCTTGAGCGCATCGCTGAGTACACAGAGCCCGGGGAGGTCGCATTTTTTGCCACGCGCCTGATTCAGGACGGTGTGATTCGCAATCTGGAAGTCATCGGCGAGGCCACCAAGAACCTCAGTGAAGACCTGAGGGCTGCCAATCCATCCATCCCCTGGCGGCAGATCGCAGGGATGCGAGACGTGCTGATTCACGACTACCTCAAAGTCAATCTCAGCCGGGTCTGGCGAACCGTCGAGAGCGATCTGCCGCCGCTGGATGCAGCCGTGCAGCGACTGCTCCAGCAGGACTCCCCTCAACTGTGAAGCGGCCGCTGCCCGTCTCTTACAGCAGCGGGTCGTCGAGCAGCAACGCCTCGCCTGTGGCGCTGGTCTCCAGCTCCCAGGTGGCCACTGGCCCGGACTCGGCGACGTCTGGGGTTGGTTCGACTGTGCTCGCCTCTGGCGTTGCTGCGGCCAGCGGTGCCTCGATCACTGCTGCAGGCGCTGTCGGCTGCGGCGTGATCTGAACGCCGGTGGCGGCAGCGATCAAGGTCCAACCCTGCTGCTGCCAGCCGCTCAGATGCACCGGCCAGATGAAGCGCTCCTGGCTGCCGTCGCTGATGCGCACCAGGCCGACCGGAACGGTGGGATCCACCAGGTCGTGGCGGGTCGCCGTGGCTGGTGCCACTTCGATCGCGGTGGGCTGCGCCGGCAGCGCCTCGGCTGCCGGTTCCTCTGCAGGGCTGGTGGAGCGTTTGCGGGCCATGGGCTCAAGCCGCGATGGTGGCCGTCAGGCCCGCGTGCATGCCCGCCGGGGTGGTCGGGGTCACGAGCGCCTTGGCGAAACACACCGCCGGCAGGTCGAGGTTGGGGAGATCCGCCGGTGCGATCTGGATGTCATGGCCGGAAAGGAACGCCTCCACCCGGCCGCCTTCTGCCGGTAGGGCAACGCGGACAGCACTGATCCAGCTGCCGGTGGTGCCATCGCGCAGCACCGGTGCCAGCAGCAGCTCCACCTCCACCGCGGCAGGCGCGCCGGGATGGGAGGCCACCAGCGAGAAGCGGGAGGCCGCATCGAGCTTGGTGTTGAGCAGCACCTCCTCACCGGAGAGGAAGGTGTGCTCGCTGTTGCGGATGGCGCTGCGGTTCGTCCACCCCACCAGGGTGGTCTCCGCATCGATCAAGGGGTTGCCGTTTGTGAGGGCCATGGCTCAGGCAGCGGGGGTGATGTTGAACAGACGGCCGGCGGCGCGGGGCTGCAGCACGGCAAAGCCCACGTACCAATCCACGCGGGTGCGGAACACCGGGGCATCGGGCACCTCGCCCAGGTCCCGCACCGAGATGCCGTAGCGGCCCTGGAACGGGCCCTGCAGGCCGGTCACGCCCTGATCGCCAAAGGTGCAGCAGTAGATCGAGCTGGTGCCGCCCGCTTCGTCGTAGCCCATCACCTCGACGCCCTGGGCATCGCGGTCGACGGTGAGGATGTCGCAGTCCTGATAGCGATGCACCGTCATCCCGTAGGAGTTGGTGCTGGTCTGGTAAACGCCGCCGCCGATGGAGGCGCGGGCGAGGGCATTGAGCTGGCGGCGCATCGCCTTGCTCATCACCAGCACCTTGCTGCCGCCGTAGGCATTCACCGAATCGATCAGCTCATCGAGCCGATCGAAGTTCAGCGGTGCGCCGGGGATAGCGCCGGAGGCGTTGTTGATCGCCATCGGGTTGCCGGGTGGCAGCCGCTTGCTCAAGCCGTCAAAGGCGCGGGGATTGCTGGCGGTGTCGCCGTTGATCACGGTCGCCTCCAGCGTCAACCGCATCGAGCGCACCTTCATCTCGATCTGGCTGGCGCGGGCCTCCGGGCCCATCAGGTCCACGATCGAGCGGTCCACATCCACGTCACCGCCAAAGAGGTGCACCGCTTCTGCGCGCTGGTCCACCACGCCGTAGCTCTGGGTGTAGCCCTCGTTCACGGCGCGGAAGCCCACTGAGGGCAGTTCCTGCTCGGCGGAATAGAAGAGGCCGCTGCCGGCGATGTTCATGAACGGCAGCCGGGCGAGCAGTTCGCCCTCCGAGAAGGTCTTGAGCACAGCGAGGTGCTCAAGCCGGTGCTCGTATTTGGCTGCCTCGATCAGGGTGAGGCCCATGGCACAGGTGGGGCCAGGCCCCAGTGATGTCAGGGGCTATTGCCGAGGCGCGACCAACTGCCCCACAGGAGAGCGTTCAGCCTTGGCCGCCGATCACCCGCTGCAGCACCTGCTGGCAGTTCGTCTGCAAGGCCAGCGGCAGCCGTCCGATACGCCGTTTCACCAGTGGCATGGCCAGCGTTGTCATGCGGCTGAGCCGCAGCCTTGAGCTCACCTTCAGGCCGGTGCCTGAGAAGCCTGGATGTTCGGCTGGGATGTCGAGCTCATCGCTGGCTGTTGGGCCGCTGATGTTGGAGCTGATGAAGGCCAGAAGCACATCCCCATGGCGATCACTGGTGGTGATCACCAAAGCCGGGCGAGGCTTGGCCGCCGGCCCATCCGTGAAAGGGAAGGCGACAAGCACGATGTCGTAGCGGCTGAGCATCAGCCGGCAACGATCGCTTCTCCGTCGGAGAAGCTGTAGATCTCAGGTTCAGCGGCCAGGTCGTCAAAGGCTCCCCCGGCCATCGCCAGCTCAGCCAGGGCACCGTGACTCAGGTCACTGTTGTCCTGCTCCAGCTGCCTGAGCAGCCAGCGGCGATCGTCAGCCGGCAGGCTGCGGATCACGGCGAGCAGGTTCTCGGTGAGCTGGGGATTGGTCATGGCCCCCAGGCTAAGCAATCTGAACCGCAGGGATCACGGGCGCGGCGGTCTCAAGCAGCCCGACAGGTGACACGCAGGCAGGCCTGGATCAGTGGATGGATGCTGCTGCGGCAACAGCAGAAGACTGCTCTTCTGCCATGACCACCTCCGCCGGATCGGCCACCCCTGCTGCTGCCCAGGCGCCGTTCAGCGCTGAGCGCTGGCGTCAGTTCTGGGACCACTGGAAGGCTCAGCCTCAGCAACTGGACGGCATCGAGCAGTTGCGCCAGGCGGTCATGGCGGCCGATCCACAGGTCCTCACGGAGGCCGCCCCATGGCGGCAGACCTTCTCCTCGGCGCCGCCGGCTCCGGCCCATGCCAATCCGCTGCCGGTGGCCTGGGAGAACCAGAACGACAACGCCTCAGGCACTGGCTACCGGGAGTGCTTCTCCAGCAGCTGCGCCATGCTCGCCCGCTACTGGGGCAAGGTCAGTGGCGACGACGCCTACAACGTCATCCGTGCTCGCTATGGCGACACCACCTCGGCAGAAGCGCAGTTGGCGGCGTTGCGGTCCCTGGGGCTGACCGCCCACTTCGCCACAAACGGCCATCGCACAACACTGGAGGAGCAGATCAAGCTGGGTCGGCCGGTGGCGGTGGGCTGGCTGCATCACGGCCCCGCCTCAGCCCCCAGTGGCGGCGGTCATTGGAGCGTGGTGATCGGTTTCACCGAGACAGCCGCCATCCACAACGACCCCAATGGTGAGGCCGATCTGGTCCATGGCGGCTACACCGCCAACACCAACGGTGCAGCCCAGCACTACAGCTGGAAGAACTGGCTGCCGCGCTGGCAGGTTGATGGCCCTGGCACGGGCTGGCTGCTCACCTGCCATCCCTGAGTCAGAGGAGCTGTGCCATGGCTAGTAGTGATGGGTTTGATCGCGAGCGCTTCCTGTTGCGGGCCGTGGCTGGGATATTCATTGCCCAGTTCGCGTTCTATGCCGCTGGCCTTGGCGGTTGCTTCTGGCTTGGCCTGCAGCGGCGGCTTGGTCCGGTCTGCAGTAGCTACGCCGAGAACCTGCAGCAGACCTTTGAGGCAGCCGTTGGCACCAGCCTGGCATTGCTGAGTGGCGGCGGCATCGCGGGTGCCCGGCGCCGCGATCCAGACAACTGATCCAGCCTGGCCGCTGAGTAGGTAGCGGCCAGCGGAAGTTTCAAGGCTGGGGATGGGCCTCTGGTCGCTTCAGGTAACTGGCGGCCCACACTGCTGGAGCGATGCCATGGGGCACCAGGCGCCGGTAGGGCTCGCTTCTCAGCAGTTCCTGCACCGCTTCTGCCAGCAGGGCGGTGGAGCGACTGTCCGGCAAGCGATGGCTCAGGGCCTGCTGAACCCGTAGCAGGTACCAGGCACTGCCTTCCAGCCCAGCCGTGAAACGCTCCCAGCCACCAGGGTTGCTGCGCGCATCGAGCACTAGGTCGCGGGCGTTGTGGGCCTTGTCGGCTGCCGTCACCAGCAGGGAGGTCTGCGGCTTCTCCTCCAGCGAGGCGATGTAGCGGGTCTTGCGCAGCAGCCAAGGTTCCTTCTCGGCGCCGGGCTCCACGGGGCCAGCGGTGTCGGTGCAGTCCACCACGATCGCGGCCACCTCCTCGCCAAAGCGTGCGGCAATCGAGGCCTGGCTCTGGCCCGCATCCTCGATGGCGTCATGCAACAGAGCAGCGATCGCCTGGTTTTCGCTGCCGCCGTCCTCCCACACCAGAGCACTCACAGCAATCAGGTGGGCGATGTAGGGAACCGGCTTGCCCTTGCGCCGCTGACCGCGATGCAGCTCAGCCGCCCAGCCCAGGGCATCGGTATAGCGCTGGCTGTGGGCTTTCTCAGGAGCCGTCATCGACATGTTCTACATCCTGTGTTGCTGCTGCTGTCTCAACCAGACCCGGCAGCCATCCGGCCATGGGGGCGGCGAGGAATCACCAGCACTGCCCCGGAGCACAGGGCTATGCCCTGCTCGCACCGCCATGGCAAGGGCTGACGCGAGCCGCTGCGCGGCCCTTGCCATGCCGTGTCGTCCGTGGCGATGGGGCGGGTTGTTCCTCGCTTCCTTTCCATGGCCTCCTCTGCTCCTCTGGCCTGTCCGATCCGTCAGCTTGTGCTACACATCTATCCCGATGGCCTCAAGGTCGCCGGCGCCGAGCGTCTCACGGTCTTCTATGGCCGCCGCGGGCGCCCCGTGAAGAAGCCTCGCTTCATCCCGGCTGAGCTGGCCCATCAGCTGGCCCGCAAGCTGTCCGCCAAGCGCCTCGGCACCGTCTCGGTGCTCTGAGTCCTGTTGGCTATCGCATCAGGCCCGGCATCGCCGGGCCTTTGTCTTGCCCATGAACCGCTCAATGACAGGCCGGCCAGTTGTTGTAAAAGCAAGGGCATATGACGTCTGAGTTCTCTGCGAGCAGCAGCACAAGTTGATGCGGAATCGAACTGTTGGCTGCTGCCATCTTGAAGATCCGCGCCAAGCTCTAAGGATGTTCAATCTTGCATCGCAAGCCTGGCCTGAATCGTCCCTTGTTCATCTTGCCAAAAGCAGAAGCTAGGCGTGACGTCAATCACTGGCATAGAAGACTGGCGAGGATAAGCATATGAAGCGGCCTCCTCAACCTTTCTCACCGTTGATCTATCAAAAAGCTTTCTTTGAAACCAATTCATTTGATTAATGCACTGCCTGGCGTGAGATTGAAGGCTTTCAACGGTGTTACATCGCTCAATAATTTTCTTGTGGTCGTCAATCCTCGTGCTTGCGATGTCCAGTCGCTTATCCGCGAAAGAAGGCTGCTCTATGAGGTCATGGTAGATCTGGAGCTGAGTGACACGATTTCTTGCTGCAATAAGAGCAGTGAAAATCTGCATGTCTTGAACAGCCATATGAGCATTTTCATTAAGCATCGCAGCTGCTTGCTCGGCACCAGTCTTTCCATGGGAGTCAAGCGTGGCATCGACTCTGCACGAAAAATCTTCAATTAGTATCTTGTTGCGTTCATAAATCGAGCCAACCTCCTTTTCTGCTTCTGCAAGGCGACTTGTGGCTAGCTTGTTAAGGTTGCCAGTGTGCCCATACTCATGCAACAGCTCGTCAAGCACGTTGATTGACATCGCAAGTCTTCCCATGACCTCAGCTTCTTGCCGAAACCCAAGGGTTTCAATTTGTCGAATAAGAACGCCAAGCTTGACATTGATACGCTGAAGTTGAACGGTGCCTGCTACGGCATTTAGCAACGACCAAGCAAGGGTGGGTCCAAGCACGGGCGCCATTGTCGCTGAGGGCGCGAAGCGAAGTTGCCCCGCAATCTGGCCAGATGAACTGCTGACAACCGTGCCAAGCGTTCCTGTTGAAGTCTGCATCAGAGTATGTGTGCCGGCATTGATTCCTTGAAGCAGTTCAGGAGTGCCAACGACTTGAAACAGATTTCCCTTGCTCAAGGCGGAAGGAATAGCGGGAATGCAGCGGCTAAAAAGATCAACAATCTCTGCACTGACAATTCCTTTCGGAGCATCCTTTGGCCGCTGCCTCCAGCGCTGCAAAATATTTGCACTGCATTTCAATCCATAGGAAACCAGAAGGGCGCCGGGCTGCTTATCTTGGCCAAGTAGCTGTATGTAGCGTGCGTCAGGCTTGGAGGTCATGTGTCAATGCCAAGGTCGAAGGTATGAAGAGGAAATGGAATCTAGTCAATCAATAGCTATACATCCAGGATGCTCTTTAATCAGACAGTGCTACACCGCTTGGCCATTCGGTTGCCAGCATCAGCCACTGCCAACTTTCGGCATTACCACGTACCAGCACAACCGCTTCTCCGTCTGAAGCAAGGCGCTGTGCACAGCGCAAGGCCATTGACCAGGGCATTAGCAGGGTGTCTGATCTGCGGCTTGACCAAGGATTCAAGGCCGCAGGAGCTTCTTTGGCCAGCACTAGGGCGTGGCGCTGGCTGAGAATCGCCCACTGATCGAATGGCGGGGCGCCATTTGGATCGGGCACATCGAGTATGCGTAAGGGAGTTTGGCCGGTCATGGGAGATCAGCAGTTGAGGTATGTGGCGCAGCTGTTCTGGCGGTAGCGCACGTTGTTCTGAAGTCCGGGCGTGTAACCGCCGTCATAGGGCTGCTGCTGAATCCGGGGTTGCTGGGGTGCACCGAAGTAATCGCCGCTGCTCCAGCCGTTGCTGCGTTGTTGCCGCTGCTGCTGCTGGCTGAGGCCGTAGGAACCCCATTGAGCAGTAGCAGGCTCAACAAGAAGTGTGGTAAAGGAGGCGACGGTGGTCGCTGCAGCGGCAAGCAGGGTGAGGAAGGCTTTCATGGGTCGGACGGCCAAGGGCCGCGGGCTGAACGGTTCCTCCTCGTTCTGGGTTTGGCTCCCTGATTCCATGACGGTGTGTCCCGTGTCAATCAGGTTGATGGCCGCCCATTGCTCCAGGTCCCGCTCCTCCCGAGCAGCAGGCCAACACCCATGCAGCCAGCTGTGACACCAACATGTGCACCAGCATTGCCTGGCCAGCGTTGTACCCCTCTTGACCACCGGTGCTCCCCTGCGCAATCCGTGCCGTGGAGAGGAGGCTCCTCGGTGATGAGTTGCCATTGGCATTCAGGCCGATTCTGCAGAGAGTGTCGGCACACAGGGCCTCATTGGTAGAGGCAGATGCTTGGCTGGCAATCAGCAATGAGACGACAAGAAAAGAAGTTACCCGCACGGTGCGAGGAGGGGAACATCCCTTGCTTCTCACCTGCGTGGGCCACAGACCATTCCAGCGGATTCCAGGCGCCATACCGCCAGTGGAATCAGCTTCAGAGACTTGGAACAAGGAGTAGACGTCCCTCCTGCAGCATGAGCTGCCAGTGCCATGAACAATCAAAACGTTGCGCAGCCTTCAATTCAGGTCGATGGTCTTAGTCGTGTTCTTGAAGCATGTGCTGTTGTGGGCTTAGGCCTCGTGTTTGCATCACAGGTACCCGCCGCCTCGCCAGTCATCTTGGTGCGATGTGCTTTTGAAGCCGGGCGTGTGATGGCAAGGTTCTGAGAGTTGTTAAACCTTCCTCAATGAGATGTTGATAATGGGTGTTAATACAGGATCTGCAAGTAATTTACGAGAACCGCAGCTCCCGTCGTTTCTTCAGCGCAGAGCCGCCCCAGCGACTGATCTTCATATCCAGCAAGAGTCCTTCCAGTCCCTACTCAACGATCTTTGCGGTGAATTGGGGTTTGACAGGCAACAGACGGCATTGCGCTGGCTGCTAGAGCAACTGGAGGCCAGCCATGATTTGAGACATCTGATCCTTCTTTTGCTTCAGGAGGGTGAGACTTGATTACAGTAGAATATAACTCTAAAAAATATTGGCAATGAGCTTCCTTTGGTAACTAAGCAATTCTGCACTGATTACTCCTCCGAGGTTTGAAAATTAGCGATGAAAAGCTAGTACCGCTTAAAGTCGTTGGTCATAGCTTCTATCGGCTCTGAGGTCTTATTAGGTAGGGAAGCAGTTCCGAAAGTACTCCGTAACTATTTATTGAAGACAGGAGTCATCTTGCCTGCTATTTGCCAGCCCGCCCAGTAATACGGGTTAGACCAACCCCGAGCAGCATACTCCGGATCCTTAATCATCCTGTCTTGGGCTTTAGCTAGGGCCTCATCTAGCAAATTACCCTCTTTCAGACTTTTATAAAATAGACTCATAAGTACCGCGGTTGCTTCATCGTCTACTTTCCACATTGATAAGAGCGTAGATTCGGCCCCAACCGACGACAAAATACGGTGCATACCAAAAAGCCCATAACCCCTCATGGATCCACCCAGGCCTGTTTCGCATGCAGAAACTACAGCAAGTGAAGTCCCGCTTAAATCCCAACCTGCAAGATCTCTGTAGGTGATGATCGTCGATTCAGGTGGCGAGACATTGGCTCCTGTTGCAACAATATAAATGTTGTATAGGCCGTCTAATACTTGCCGACCCCCGAATTCAGATTGATCTCTACTGCGTCCATCAGTGGTCTCCTCTGCGAAACCAGCATGAGTGGATATGTGAAGAACTTTGGGGCTTTTAATGGATAGCATCGAGGATTTGCTGGCCTGCTTGCCAAATACCTTATTTGCGGACAGAATGCCAGAAACAACTTCGCCTTCTTTTGATGAATAAACAAGTTCCTTCCATTGTTTTTGACAGGATGCATTGGATGTGCATTTAGCGCTCTCTCCAAATTCAGGGGAATAGAAAACGGTTGAATCGCCAGCTTGCATGTTTCGTTCATGATTCCCAATATCTGCCACGCTTTGAACAGCAATAATACGACGGGATCCAAGCCCCTTTGACTCAAGATGTATCCGAATAATGCCAATGGGTACTCTTTGGAGGAGTCCATCAAGTCCTATATATACCTGCTTCGATTCCTGAATCTGTTTAACGAGTTCGGGGCTAAAAAGATTATCTAATAGCACCCGCCACTTTTGAGATGCATCCCCGAGCCCTTGGGATGATGATCTCAAGGCCTCAGACATTAATCTGTTGCATAATTCTTTTTCACAGGTTTTGTAAGCTAAAAGCGATTCACTGCCTCCTCCATTTCTAACCACGAATGCCTGAGTCTTCGTCTCGATCTCATTTGTTGATATGCGCGTATTGTAGCCTCCAGGTGAAGGCTCAATAAACTGAATAAATAAATCGTTTTCCCTGAGCGACCTTTTGATCTGATTTGTATAGTCAATGTCCGATGCAGCCATTTGCCTGGCCAAAGTGTCAATGGTATTTGGTGCGAGTGGAGATATGTTTTTAATGCTCATCCTTAATGCAATAATCTCCGATTCGATGAGTGAATAACGAAGCTGCAGGAAAGAATCTAGATACTCTTCTGAGCTAAGAATACCTGTTGCAAAACCGCGTGCGGCAACTCCCTCGGATTGGGAAAATAAATTGAGATACTCAATTCTCTCTTTGGGAGTAATCGATGGCAAGAGTGCTTTAAGGGCTACATGCTCCCATTGTCTTAGCATGAGCAATGCCGTTCTAAAGTGTATTTTGTTATCCCAATTCTTGGTAAACATTGCATATCCGGACAGAAGCGAGTAGTTTTCGCTAATACTGGTCGCCCTAAGTGGTTTATCCAAGGCTCTGGCGATAAGGTTTCTGTAGATTTTATCGGCTTGTGAATAATCTCCAATCGATTCAAGTATGTAGGCCAACTGCTTTGCAGATCCTTCAGCGCGCTCCAACTCATTAAGCCCAGTGTGTATGCGCAAGGCTTGAGAGGTTGCCTCCCTGGCTCTTAATAAGAGATCAGAGCGCTTGTTATTCTTGCTTACACCTGCCATTGAGTATTTAAAGTAGCCCTCCTTGAGAAGGATGTCGGCTAATTGCATCTGCGTGGGCTTGCCACCCACTACGCTGTAAGCTTTATTGAGTGAGTCAAATGCAAGCTCAGCTCTCTTGCTCCTCAGCGCTTCATTGTCTTCTTGCACATATCCCGAAAAAAATGCTCCGCTTAGGCGAATAAAGATATTAAATAATGCAGGCTTTGTTACTTCACCTTGTGTTTCAAGGCACTTTTTGAGAAATGGCCACTTCTTGAAAAAGATATCTGAAAGTGACACGAAGTCTTGCTTCTTGGTGTAAATTTCGTCAAGAAATTCAATTCCTCCGTTAAATTCCTCGCATGTTTCCCTGGTTCCAACGCTGTGAAGCTGAAGAATCTCCAGCCCCTTTTTTATCTGTTCTTCGGCTTCCTCAAGCCTAAATGCTCTGTAAAGCTTTGAGCCGTAGACCAGCCTGAAGCGTCCACTATTGACGCTGCAGGATCCTTCGGCATCCATTATAATCTTTTGGGCATCGAAGTATTGGTTAGCTGCTTGCTCATAAAGTCCCTTGCTTTCAAGCGATTCCACCTCGGTAATTATCGAACTTATTTGTGTTTCCTCTTTTTTGTTCAGACTTCTTTTATTTGATGGCGCTTTAAGTCCGCAAGACACTGGCTTTTCCTTGGTCGGCTTGTCTGTAGAACTTTTAGTGTATGCAGGTGCAATAGTTGGATTTAATAGCATCAAGGAGCAAGTTGCAAATATTCCTGATACGATGTTCAATATATACAGGATCTCACTTTTTGGATATGCCTCTCTTGTCGTCCTGCGCCTTTTGCGCTTGGCTTTTGATGGCATAGCTTGATCTATTCTAATTCTATGGTATTTGACCATTCAATCCGGCGGCAGCATGTCTTTACGACTGTTAATAACCTTTCTTTTTTGTTCTCGTGCGATTCTTGATGCGCGGCCTTCTTGTCTTGTTTTAGGATCAAAGATCGTGCCAGATTGCCCTAGGGTTGATTTGGCGTATGAACGTTGATCTTTCTTTAATGAGTAGGCTTGATGATAGAGCTAGCTGTCTTGGCTGGTTGCCGCCAGTCGTTTTTCCAACAAAGAAGTCTTATGGCTTGGCAGGTGCGATGTGAATACTTGTTGATATTGCTTCGGTTACGTTCTTGAATGACTTCGCGAGTCAGTCGGGGTTCATAGCGAAAGTGGCTTATGTCACCGGTTGGTCCGCCTTATAATCATTCCGGTGCCATTGCGGCGACGCCGCACCCAGGCGCCCTGACGAATCAGCTGGCGATCAGCAGCCGTGGCCTGCTGGACAGACACCAAGCTGCCGTAACCAACTTGATGTCGGGCCGTGGCAAGGCGGCGGGCCTGACTGGCGGTGGAGGCCGGCACCACGGTGGCAGTGGAGCGGCGGCTCCAGAAGGCCAAGTAGTAACGCCAGCTCGCCATGGCGTTCAGCGGTGGGGACCCCTGCCGTTAGTCAGGAAGCCAGCTCGGTAGAGCTCACTGGCGCTCATGGCGTGGGGGTTCAGCACCTCCCCAAAACCACCGGCCGTTGCCGGTGCTGCCGCCAGGGCATTGGCCCCGCCCATGGCCCCGCGCTGCTGGAACAGGAAGCCGTAGACGGGATGGATGCGCAGCTGATCAAGGAACTCAGCGGTCGTCATCGGCCGACCGTCGTCGCCCAGCAGGGGCTGGCCCTGGGCATCGAGCGGTTCGAGGACGTCGGTGCCGTCCTTGCTGGTGCTGAGGCGAAAGCTCTCGCCCAGCTGACCCTTGAAGACATCAAAGAACGTGCCACGCCCGTCTCCGCCAGTACGGCCTTCGGCTTCTGAGAAAGCGCGCTCCAGCAACCGTTCCTTGCGCAAGGCCAGGACCTGGGCCTGGGCGCCATCCCGCTCTGCGGCCACGGTTGCCACCTTCTTGGCAGAGGCTTCTTCCATCTGCCGCTCGCGCAGCTCCACCTGCTGCTCCAGCAGTTGCTTCTGCCGTTCGGCTTCCTGCAGGCGGGAGTATTCCTCCGGGTTGATCTCGGAGAAGCGGGTCAGCTGCTGACGCAGGCCCCGCAGCTCCTTCTCAAGATGGTTGGTGCGGCGACGCTCGGCCTTAAGGGCCTCGCTGGCACCGTCTTTTCCTTTAGGGGCCAGGTCGTGGCCACCGGGGGCAGGATCATTGGCTTCTGCGGAGTAGGTCTCGCTGCTGCCTGCCCGTGCTTCGGCCTCACCCCCGTCCTGGGGATCGTCGCCGTAGGAGTGCGGTTCAAGCTGGTCGGTGTTGCTGATCGCACCCCTCGATGGGACCTGATCGGTAGTGCTGGTGGCCATGACCCGTCTCGGCTGTCAGTGGGTTCGGCAGCCCATCGCGGCGCTGCCATCACCTGTTGCCGAGGCAGGGATCAGCTGCTCAGATAACGCTCGACGGTGCTGCTGGTCCAGGTCGCAACGCCGGTGCCAAAGAAGTCCTGGTCCTCCGTCCAGATTGCGCACTCCAGCTGCAGCCCCAGAGCCAATGCAGGCCAGTCATCAGCGTCACGGATCCTGGCCAGCGCCTCCTCGCGAGCCGACTCCAGCACAATGTCCTCAACCATCTGAACCACTTGCATCAAGCTGAGCAGTGCCTCGGTGCACACAGCCTCATCGAGGTTCTTTTCCCTGGCGAGATCGGCGATGTAGTGGGCCGCCTCAGCGACATTGGCCTCTGCGACAAAAAAGTCCACCCGATCGGCGTAGTCAGCGATCAGGGTTCTCACCCGAACGCCAAGGCAGCCACGGATCAGGATGTTCGCGTCGATGACCAGGCGTTTGCGCTCCACCGTCAGGGCTGATGGCGTCGCTGCCGCCAAGCTTTGAAGTCCGCACTGAGTTCCTCTTCCGAGAGCCCAAGACGCTCGAGTTCGGCCTGCATGAGACGGCCGGCCTCCAGGAGGCGTTGGCGCTCGTCCTGTTCAGCTTCCTGGGGGAGGGGCACATAAAGGCCAATGGTGCGGCCGTGGCGCGTCACCTCAATGGGCGTCACCGACTCGAGGTGAGAGGCCAGCTTGGCCCTGAGTTCACGAATGCCAACACGGACGGCCACGGCAGCAACCCCGTAGATGTGTACACACCCTAGGTCTGATGTGGTCGAACCGGCTTGCGCAGCCGGAACAACCACCAGCCATGGGCTCGCGCCGAACTCCAGCACCCTGAGCCGGGTGTGCGGGTCCAGGGGGTCCAAGCGATCGGCAGCCCATCGCGGCGCTGCCATCACCTGTTGCCGAGCGGCGGATCAGACGACTCGATTCGGCTTAAGGGTTCCAAATATCCGCTCGCCGATCAGCGGCTGCACCAGGGTGCCGATGCCGCCGGACCCGTAGCTGGCGCCGAACTCAAGCACCACAAACGCGGTGTACTGCGCGTAGGGGTCCACAGCGGCATCACCTGCGGGGGTGAGCAGCGAGAGATCCCCAAGCCAGATCGCGCCCTCGCAGGGGGCCACCACAGTGGTGCCGCTGGAGGACACCCGCCGCCCGTGGTGCTGCCAAACCAAGTCGCTGCTTAGCCAGATCGACCCTGGGTTAGGCGGCAGGCGGGCGGCGCGACAGAGATAACCGATGTAGGTGAAGTCACCGGTATCCACACCGGGGCCGTTCTCCTTGGCAGAGATGTAGTTGGACCGCTCCAGGAAGCACTCGAGCACGTGGCTGGCCACTACGGCAGAGGTGGTGTCACCGGGATTGGCGTTTTCGCCCAGCAGCAGACGGGCATTGGCGAACGCCTGCAGGGGTGTGGGGCCCCCCAGCAAGGTAAGTGCGCCGCCTCCGTTGCCCTGGTGCTGGCCGCTCGTGAAACGGCGCGGACTGATCAGTGCCATTGTTCAGCCCCGCAGCAGGGCCGTTGTGCCCAGCATCCCGGTGGCCGCAGCGGTGAACTGAACCCAGCTGGCCAGCCCCGGCAGTAGGAGCATCAGCTGCTCGCCGTAGCGCCGCCGCTGGCTAAGCAGGGCCACCGAGCTGGAGCGGGGATTGGCGTAGACGGTTTCGCTCTCCTGGCGCAGCAAGGCGGTGTCGTAAGCAATCACATCCGCCTTTTGCAGCGGCGCATCCCCGGCGGCCGCCACCGAGCCGGCAATCGGTCCGGAATGGGACTGCCTCTCGATCGACTGCTCCTGCTCAGGGCCAGCCCCCAGCAGCTGCTGATCAATCAGCGCTACCGCGTCCAGCAGGGCCCGAGCACTCAGCACCCCGGCGACGTGGTGGCGCTCCAAAACCGTCATCGCCCGGCCGATGGCATCGAGGCAGGGCACTGTCGCTGGCAGGGCCAGGGCCTGGCGAATCGCTTCTTGATCGCCGGGTTGCCAGGTCGCACCGATTGGTGCGCTGGGCAAGTTGATGCTGGTGGTCATGCAGAAACCGGTGTCACACCGGCCAGATCCCCTAGCCATTGCCGCAGGGCGGCGTCGGTGACGATGCCCCGTTCATGCAGCTGCAGCATCTCCGTCACCGTCGGCTGGGGTTTGGGTGCCGGTGCCAGCGGACTGATCTCCACCAGCAAGGCCGGGCCATCCCGCTGGGTTACGGACTCGCCGGTGAGAGTGCACCAGTGCTCCAGCAGCGTGGAGAACATCGAGGCCTTCTGGATCGCCTGGCTCTGCAGCAGCGCATAGGCCTGGGACGCCGCCATCGAGATCTCCCTCGCCGTGCGCGGTGCCCCTTGGGCGCCAGATGGGATCAGGGCATCGCGGCGCATGGCCTGATCCAGCGACTCCAGCCAGGCGCGGTGTTCGGCAAGCGAGCGGGCCTGGATCTCCACGAACTGGAAGCTGGCGCCTTCCGGCAGATCGATGACGCTGTTGGGGCCCAGTACTACCGGCTCGCTGCTGCCATGACCCATGGGGCCGACAACCCCCGTCCGCACTCCAACTGGCAGGGCTGTTCGATACAGCAGCTCCTGGTAGTCGCTCTGGCAGCGGAAATGGTTGAGGTACTGATGCGCCAGGCCGAGATGCGGCAGGTCGCCTTCCCCAAAAGCGGCGCCATCACTGGCGTACCAGATCAAGGGCAGCTGGCTGATGCCGCGGTAGTGGTTCAGCTCGGTGCGATGGGGCCGCCAACCCGACGGGGTCTGTGGATCAGCTACCAGCTCCATGGTTTCCAGGCTCATGCCGTCGCTATCGAGGCCAACGGATCCGTAGAGCCACCGATGCTGGGGCCGATCCGTCTCCAGGGACTCGTCCTGGGCTTTTGGGTTCGGCATCCGGAAGCTGACCGTGTCTGGCAAGGACTGGGGGCCGGGTAGGTGCCAGTTCAGGACGTCACGGCGCTCCAGAAGAGCAAGACGCGGCAGGGAGAGGCGATCGCCATGGCGCAGCGCCTGCTGCCGATCGCCCTCACTGGGCCAAAGGTGCTGGGGCGGCAGCACCACCACCAGTGCTGCTCCATCGCGGAGCACCAGTACGTCGGCTCGCTCGAGGAAGACGCCCAGGTCGGTACCGCGTCCATCCACGTCACTGATCACCGCCTGAAGCGTGGCCGGCAACTCGCGCCAATGGCTGGAGGCCAGCATTCCCGCAAAGGTCCGTAGGGCATCGCGGAAGAACCCCGACGGCAGAGCAGCCTCCACCCGGCGCCGGTAGGCGGATAAAGGCTCGCGCTCGCCACGGGGCAAGTAGTGCTCCTTGCGGTCAGCGAGGAGGTCCCAGCAGTCCTGGATCAGCTCCAGGCGAGGGAACAGCGCCGCCAGGGTGGGGTTGAGCGGCCATAGGAGTGGATCCGGGGTCAACGGGGACAAGCCCGATCAGCGGCTGCTAGCTATTGCCGGTGACACACCCCGCGCAAAGCCACAGCTCCGAGCCGACATTGAGGTGCGTACAGGCCAGGAACTTGGGACTGGGTGGTTTTCAGACTCGTGAACCGCGCTTACAGTCAATCAATACTTGTTTTACGCTATAGCAATTACAGCCAGCTCAGACCCGCTCAGGTGATGCTCTGTAAATGATTATCGAAAAGTATTTTGCCTGCTTGGGCTGTTTTCGTGACCGTCTCTGATCAATTTAGTCCTTGAAAAAAACGAAAATCATGACTAAAGGGAATAGGCCGCGATGGACTCCGACAGGGGTCAAAGATGGAATAGAGGAAGTCCATATTCGGAAGTGGAATTATTTTATCGACTATGTGCAGCTTCACTTTCCGCCCGGCTCTAGCTGGGTATTTCGCGGTCACAGGAAAGATGTGTACAAGCTCGAATCCACGATAGATAGGCAAGTAAAGGATAAGGCTCGCACAAAAGAGATAAGAAGCGCTCAGCTAGAGCGCTTTAAGCTCGCAATTCGAGGGAAACGCGGCGCAAACCCGCCAACATATACAGACGATAAGGAGTGGTGGTCAATTGGGCAGCATTTTGAATTGTTGACGCCGCTTCTTGATTGGAGTAACTCTCCATACACGGCAGCATATTTTTCATTCTTTAAAACCGGATCTGATGACACCAAGAAACGAGTTGTCGTTGCGCTCAGCAAAGAGAGGGTGCTGGCGAGTGGGCTTCAAAGCGAAATAGAGTTTTTTGTTCCGTCGTCAGACGAGAATGCAAGAGTGATAAGCCAAAATGGTCTCTTCACATATTCCGAAAGCGGCAAGGCAATAGAAGAGCTTGTGAGAAGCAAATACTCAGGCTCGACTGAGCCGATTGTCAGAAAGATTATCCTTCCAAGCGAAGAGAGGGAAAGCGTCCTGGCAGGCTTGGAGTTGATGAATATCAACCACTTGACGTTATTTCCTGATTTGCATGGTGCCTCTATTTACAGCAACACCAAGTTGTATACCGAGGCTAAATAGCGGTATATTCGAAAGTTCGAGTGCATTTCGTTTGTGGCACTCCTTGCGCGCGAACTGATTACGCGCGACCTTAAGAAGTGGACTTCCCAACTTTTTGCTTGACCTCCATCTTGCCCAGGTAGAGGTGGTCATCATTTAAACCTTCTGTTGTCCAGCCTGGCAGAGAAGAGCTGCTCAGTCTTGCCGCTCAGTTCTACATGTTCACAATGCAGAACCAGGCCTTTCTCCATGCCCACTTGGCGGATGCAGAGGCCGTCATGGAAGATTGCAAGAAGATCATCGCCGAGTGCGCGTATCCGGAAGTGCTGCACGAGCGCACTCTGCAAGTCGCCAAAGCCAAAAAGGCCGTTGCTGATTTCTGCAAAGCGGTTGCTGATCCAGACTTCCATGCCGAATTGATAGTCTTCTTTCTGGAGCAGGGCAATGCCTTCACGGTGGGCTATGGCGACATCGATGCGGGCTCCTACAGCGCCTTGCTGGCCATGGCCCGCTGTGCTGTCAAAGCGATCTGCGGCTTGCCCCTCCAGTTGAAGGAGCCCTTCAGGGAACGGCTGGCAGTGGTTGTGCGCTCATCGTCAGAAATCGGCTGGGGGTATCACGATGAACTGACGGACAGCTACAGCGCTGTCTTTGTGAATCAGCAGTGAGGCGCCCTTTTGCGGAGCTGCTCACTCCAGCTCTGGATCTGCCTCACGCACCGCCATCGCCACCACCCGCACAGCGCAGGCCGCTGAGATCTCAACCCAACGCTCCAGGCTGACCCCGAGCAATGATGGGATCTGATCCGCCGGCGTTCCTTCCCTCAATAACTTCTGCCCTCGCGCATGCAGCTCCCGCCAGCGGCCCGGTACCGAGATCAAAAAGCCCTTGTCGCGCAGGTAGTGGGTGATCTCACCGTTCACGAAGGGCCGGGCGTAGGCGATGAAGTGGTTGGGACTGCGGCCCGGGCGGTGGATGTCGTAGCGGCGTGAGGCCTTGATCAGCCCGATTGCCGCCAACTGCTCCAGATCTTCCTTGGGATGACCAGTGCGGCGGGCGTAGTTGGCCGCCACCTTCGCTGCAAAGGGCAGGTGCTCCACCACCAAGGCATCAGCAACGGCATGGGGTGAGCGCAATGGCCCGCGAGCACGACCTGATGTCGTCACGCGAGCGGTGGCCTGCTGGGGCCTGGGGCGGTGGGCGTGTGGTGGGGTGTTCATCAGAAATGGGGGGATGTCCCTCAGCGGGAAAACAACAATGGCCGGGGCGTGGCCTTGCCCTGGCTGCGCCAGTGCTGGCTCTGCAGCCAGATCACGCCCTGGCCGAAGGCATCCACCAGGTCGTCATGGGCTCCGTTGGGAAAACCCAGCAACTCGCTGATCAGGGCGTCGTTGCCGCTGCGAAAAGCCAGCTGGCCGGCCTCCATCAGCGGGGCCACGGCATGGGCGCGGCTCACCTTGCTACCGCTGGGTCGCACGGCAATCAGCCCAGGGATCTGTCGCTGCAGCAGCTGGCAGACGGCCGGGCCATTGGCGGCGTCCTCGATCAGCACCGCATCAGGGCTGAGGGCCTTGCCCAACGACGCCAGGGTCTGGCCGAGGAAGTTCATCACTCCCGGCAGGTCGAGGCGGTGGTGCTGGCTCCAGATCACCTCGATCCGGTGGACACCTTCCTGCTGTTCGACTGGTGAGCGCACCCGGGCGGCACTGGGGTGGAGCTGTTCACCCCTTGCCCTGGCCTGGGCAGCCGGGTGGCGGGCCTCCTGATCCGGCAGCAGGCCGAGGAGGCAGAAGCCGCAGTAGTCGTTCGCCTCTCCCCCCTTGAAGCTCAGGTCGCAACTGAGCACCACCGCCGCAAAGGGTCTTTGCGCCGCCCGGCCGTCTGGGGCAGGGGTGCCCGCTGTGGTGCGGATCCAGGCGCGTTGGAACAGCAGGCCCTCCGCTGGTGAGGGGCGCTGCTGGTACAGCGCGTTCCACCAATAGCTGCCGGCGCGGATGCGGATCTGCTCCAGCTCCGCCAGCGGGAAACGCTCTGGGCAGAGCGGCTCAGCGGGCTGGCGCCAGTCCGGCTCGATGGTGCAGGTGGCCGGGAACAGGATCTGCTGCTGGGGCGGTTCAGCAATGGCAGGCAGATTCAGCACCTGCCAGCGCTGCGGGGCGTCGCCGCTTTCCTGCTCCAGCAGCCAGCCGATCAGATCGTCCTGGTGCCAGCGGGTCAGCACCACCACCTGGGCCGCGCCTGCAAAACCCCATCGAGAGGGCCCCTGTGGGGCCGGTTCAGCGCGGGTGAGCCAGACGGACTGGAACCACTCGATCAGCTTCTGGCGTTGCCCGGCGGAATTGGCGTCTTCTGGACCCTTGTAGGGGTCATCAATGATCCCGAGCGCGTAACCCTTGCCGGTGAACGGCCCGCGCACGCCGGCAGCAATGCAGCCACCGCGCTCGGGCGTCAGCCAGTTACCCACGGCAGTGGAGTCCTTTGAGAGGGGGTGGCCGACCGCGCGGTAGTAGTGCCGTGCTTCACGGCTATGGGCATAGGCCAATTCGGCTGAGTAGGAGGCAATCGCGCAAAAGCGCGTGGGATAGCGGCTCACCCAGTAGGCAGGGAACAGCTTCGACACCAGCAGCGACTTACCCAGCCGCGGGGGGCAGCAGACGATCAGGCGGTTGAGCTCCCCATCAGCCACGCGCTGCAGCAGGGCAATCAGTCGTTCGGCCCAGGTGTGAAAGGCGTAGCCGGGATAGGCGGCCACGATGAAATCCCGAAAGATCTGCTGAAGCTGCGGTGTGTTCTGCTGGCGGCAGGGATCTGGGACATCCAGCAGGCCCCAGTCGTCCCAGAGGTCGCCGGCAGGATCGAGAATCAGGCCGGCCATCAGCTTCTGGCCCCGCCCCCATGGGGCTCTGCCGGTTTGATCGGCGCCCGCAGCAGCCCTCCGATCTCGGCGATCACCCGGAAAGCGCCCACCGCCGCAGAAAACTGATCGGCATCCATGGCGCGGCGGGCACAGTCGTTGAGGGCAAAGATCTGCTCGGCCTGGTGACGGCGTCGGTCGGAGATCAGCTCCTCCACCATTCGGGCGCGAGCCAGATCGAGGTAGCGATTGACGGTCTTGACGTTGCTCACCCCCCAGCTCTGGCCCGCTTTCGCCCTGATTTCCACCAGAGGCAGGCGTTGGGCGATCCAGAGCTGGGCTTCTGCGATGCGCCGTTCCACCTCTCCGGCAGTGGCCCTCGGGGTCTGGGCGTGATGGGGTAATCGCCGTGGCGGGTTGGTCTGGCTGATTGGCCGGCTTGGGTCCACCGCCACCGGCTCCCACACCGCCTCGCCATCGGGGTCTTGCTCAGCCGGTGCAGAGCGCAGCTCTTCCACCGGATCAGCGGCGCTGCTTGGGCGGGAGTGCTGCGGCATGGCCTCAGAACGGCAGTGCCGGCGTCTTGGGGGCACGGATGGTCCAGAAGGGTTTGCCACGCTTTTCGGTGGCACTGCCCTGCTGGATCGCGCTGTCCTTGGCCGCCTTGAGCTGCTGCTCGATCTGTTGCACCGCCGGCGGGAAGTCGTAGGTCAGCCGCCCGGGGCTGTGGGCAAAGGTCCAGTCGTTGTACGAGAAGGCTTGATCCAGCTGACCGGTGGCCATCGCCGTGTTGAGGGTCTCCAGCAGGGGCTCGAGTTGCTGCTCCAGCTCCTTCTGCCGGGCCTTGATCACGGTGAGGGCATCCAGAAGGGCATCGAGATCAGCCGCATCCGCGCAGAGCGTCGATGGAGCAGCAGCGAGCAGGAGGTCCGCCATCAGAGATCACCAGATCATTAGCCCGGATGATTCCGAGCCAGTTTACTCTAGCGGCTCTGTAATGCAAGCCAATGCCCTTAGTTGCCTCGCGGATGCCGGGGCGTCAGAAAGGTCGATGGCTCATGCAGTAACGGCTCCAGGCCGCAGCCCAGGCCGCCAGGCACTGCTCACGGCTGTAGAAGCTGCTGGTGAATGCCTCGCCCGGCTTGCTCCAGATCGTCTGGCCCAGCTCGTAGTCGTTCCCCTGGGCGGCCTCGAGCACCATGTAGCCCCCCAGCTGGGCGGCGGTGGAATAGGGGCGGCCATGGGCCGAGAGGGTCTTGAGGTCGTAGAGCACCCGCACCGGCTGTCCGTGGCGCTCGCTCAGCACTGGTGATGCATACGCCCCATCGAAGGCACCGGCCACGTTGCGGGTGAGGCAGCAGGTGAGTCGTTCGCAGGCGATCACCGCCACTTCATCCCAGAGCGGCAGCTGCAGCAGCGGCAGGATCCAGTCCCGGTATTGGTGATGGCCTGGCATGGTCTCGGCGTCCAACAGGGCCTCACTGGCGCTCTTGCCCACCAGGAATCGGGCCTGGCTGTAGTGCTCCAGGGCCGCGTGCACCGTGGTGCCGCGCGGCTCCCAGATCGGCCGCTTGGCCTCAATCGCCCGTTTGGCGGTCTCGCTGAGGCCATGGGCGAGAACGCCGGTGATCGACACCGGAAACAGGTGATCGCCCAGCCAATAGCGATGGGCCTCCTCATCCCGCCAAAGGCCGGGGATGGGGTCAAGCCAGGTGGAGGTGGTGGTGACCATGACCGTTTCAGTTGTGACGCGGCGTGACGATGGGCGTAACAGCCGAGAGGGCTTGCCAGCAAAAGCGTCTAGGGGTGGCTGTAACGCTGTAACCCTTTTGCAGAGATAGAGGCTTTAGCAAGCAGCAGGGGCTGATTCGGAGGGTGTGCATGTGTCGTTGAATTCATAGGGGGCTCTATCGGATCCCTGGAGCGTTACATCGTTACAGCGACCCAGATCGATTGCGAGACAGTTGATCTGGGCGTTACCGCTGCTGTTATGTCCGGCCCGTTTGTGACGGCTGATCGTTACAGCTCGCCCAGGGGAATGGCGACCGCACGGCTGACCATGCCGGCGCCACAGAAGCGCACGGGTCCGGCCCGTTGCGCACCGGCCAGGCGCAGCAGCACCACCGGCCAGCTGTTCTGCCAGGCGGTATCAGCAAGAAACTGCTCAATCGCCTTGGCGGTGTTGCTCACCAGCAGCCGGTCCTGATCCACCCGCAGGCCATGGCGGCCGAGGGTCTGGGCTGCCAAGCCCGGGCTCACGTCGATGCAACTGCTGTGGCATGCCGCCAGCTCCACCAGCTCGCCGATGGTGCGGGTGACGGGTTTGTCGTCGGTCTCCACCCGCACCTGGCGCTGCAGGATCGTCTGAATGCAGCGGGCCTCATCCGGTACTTCCGTGCTCTGGCTGTAGCTCTCCCAGTCATGGCAGGCGATGCAGTGCTCCGCCTCCTCCTGGGTGGGCACTGCATCACTCAGCAGCGACCAGGCTCCGGCCATCAAGGTTCCGTACTGATCCCCCAGGCGCTGGGAGTCGAAGTGCCTTCCCGCAGCAGCGGAGAAGACCACCACCGACTGACGGATCACCGGGATCAGCGACACGGTGCGAGCGATCAATCGCCGCGCCAATTCTGGAGTGATGTGGCGTTCGAGATCGCGATCAAGGCTCTGCCAGTGCACCTCGCGTTCCTCCTTGCCCATCTCGGTGGGGCTGCGCAGGGTTAGCTGCGCGAAACGGCTTTTGTCAGCTCCCTGCTTGAGGGCAGTGGCAATCGATGACATCAGGAACATCGAGCGCACCCGGTAGCGGCTCACATCGCCGCTGGGGGAACCCTTAAGCATCTCGGCGCTGCTCTCGCTGCTGGCCACCCGCGCCAGCGACAGGATCGCCTGCATGCGCTGTTGGTCGCCCTTCTCGTTGCTCTCCGCCTCATCGAAGACCACCGGCACGGCATCGCAGCAGATGGTCTGGCGCAGGCCCGCCTCTGTCGTGGCGCCCACCACCACCAGGCTCAGGTCGCCGAGCAATGGCGCCACGAAACGATCGAGGATCTGGCTCTTGCCCGAGCCAGCGCCGGCGGTGAGCCACAGGTGGGGCCGCCAACGCAGGGCTCCGCAGATCGGAGCCAGCACCACCCAGCCGAGCAGCAGGGTGCCGGAGGCGGGCACCTCCCAGCGGAAGCGGTTGGCAATGCCCACGATCACTGCCGCTTCCTGCACGGTCAGAGGCTCAACCCGGCAGGGCCCCTCCAGCCGCTTGAGGCGTTGATAGATGTGCCGCGAGCGAAAGGGTTTGGTGATGGGGTGTTCCCCGTCGGGGGTGATCAGGCGATCGCCGAGGTGCAGCACGGTGCGGCCCTCATCCCACCAGGCTCCGCGGCCGCGGATGCGTTCCACCGCAAAGATCCCCATCGCGGCGGAGCCCTTGTGTAGATCGCTAGCCGCTGCAGGCCAGTTCACTCCACTCCGGCTGGGGTAAAGGCTCTCCCAGTACTCCAGCGGTGCCAGGGCCACCAGGTGGGTGGCGGTGTGGCAGCCGCGGGGCAGGCGGATCACCTGACCGGTTCTGCCGGGTTGGTAGAAGTTTGCGTCGGCGTCGTAGCCGAGGCAGAGAAAAGGTGTTGGCGGGCTGGGAGCTGCAGCTAAGGCAGGGGCCGGCGGTGGCGAAGCACTATCACCGCTGCCATCAGCACCCGGACCTGAGGGTTGCCATGGCTGGGCCGCTTTCGCCAGCAGTCGGGCGGCCTGGCGGGGTGTCCAGTCGGCATCGGCCAGGTCCCAGCCTTGGGGAAGGTCCCCCGGCAGGGCAATCAGGTGCAGTTGGCAGTCGAGCGGGTGCAGCAGGGCGGCCAGGCTCTGCATGGCTTCCAGGCCGGCGGCATCGGCATCGGGCCAGAGCGTCACCGAGCGGCCGGCTAGTGGTGTCCAGTCCGCCTTGGCGATCGCCTTGGAGCCGTTGGCCCAGCTCAGCACCACGTGCTGCGGAAACAGGCGGGCGGCGGCAGCGGCGGTTCCCTCCCCTTCCACTACCAGTACCGGAGCCTCGGGGCGTTGCAGCAGATCCGGCAGTCCGTAGAGCGGCCTTGGGGTGGGCCAGTCGCAGGTGAAAGCGTCGCGGCGGCTGGGTCGATGCCAGGCCCCGTCCAGCCAGACGCGATGCAGGAAGGCCTTGCCGCCGCTGCGCAGCCGGATCCGCTGGATCCAGAACAGCACTTCCCCCGAGCCATTTCGGTAGGCCCACTGGGCGGTGGCCCCGCGGTTCAACGGCGGTGGCTGGGCATCGGCGGGAGGCTTCTCGGGCATCCGCCAGGGCTTGCCGTTTCGGCTGGTGGCCCTGCCGGCACTGGTGCCCTGGTGATCAGGCACCAGGCCAAGGAAGGCCTCCACCTGCCGGGCTGCCTCCACAAAGTTCCAGCCCTGCCGGCGCATCAGCAGGTCGATGCCTGAGCCAGCGCCGCCGCGCTGGTCCTTGCCGCCGCACTGGTTGCAGAACCAGGAGCCGCTGCCGTCCTTGTCGTCAAAGCGGTAGCGATCCGTCCCGGCGCAGAGCGGGCAGGGCTGATGGCGATTGCTGAGCTGCTCGCCGCTCAGTCCCGCCAGGGAAGCCAGGATCTCCGGCCAGCGGCCCCGGGCCGCAGCAATGGCATCAGAGGCCATGGGTTCCGGCTCACCTGCTCGCTGTTGAGGTCGCGGCGGGATTCGGTGATGCCCGATCCGGTCTGTCCAGCAGGAGTTCGCGGTCCATGGCGGCATCCAGCACCTGCCGCAGTGCCGCCGAGCGGCTGAGGGAGCCGTGACGCCTGCGGGCATCCAGCCAGGCGAGTTGCTGCTGGGTGATCGAGACACTCACCGGCAGGGCGTAGTCGGGCATCAGGCCATTGCTCGTGATCTGCAGCCTAATAGCTTTGGCCATGCCTCGCTAGCCTGAGCCAAGGAAGATAAGCGGCTAGCAGTCGTCCCGCTCGATCTGGTGCCAATGCCGTCAATCGTTCTGCGTGACTACCAGCTGCAGTTGCTGGCCGATCTCCGCGCGGCCCTCAAGGCCCACCGGCGGGTCTGCGCCGTCATGCCCACCGGCGCGGGCAAAGGCCAGACCATCGGCGCCATCGCCCGCGGCGCTGCCCGCAAGGGCAGGAAGGTGCTGGTGCTGGCCCACCGGGCCGAGCTGATCGAGCAGCTCACGGGCACCGTTCGGGCCTGGGGGCTCGAGCCCGATGTGGTCGCCCCCGGCCACCGGCTGCAGGGCCGGCAGGTGGCGGTTGGCTCGGTGCAGACCGTGGCCCGGCGGCTGGGGCAGCTGTCAGCGCCGGATCTGATCATTCAGGACGAGGCCCATCACCTGGTGGCAGGCAATGTCTGGGGCCGGATCATCAACACCTGGCCAGAGGCGCATCTGATCGGCAAGACCGCCACGCCCGAACGCCTCGATGGCAAAGGGTTGGGCGTAGAGGCCGGCGGCTTTTTCGAGGCCCTGGTGCTGGGGCCCTCTGCGGCCTGGCTGGTGGAGCAGGGCTGGCTGGCCCGGCCCAAGGTCTTCTCCTGGCCAGGTGCCAGGAACAGCAAGGGGCAGGGTCCCGAACTCCACCAGCGGATGGGCGAGTACGACCTGGAGCAGGCGGCGCGCGCCTTCGGGGACCGGGCCGCGATCGGTGATGCGGTGTCGCACTACCTGCGCCGGCTGCACCCCGGCACGGCCATCTGCTTTTGCTGCACGATCGAGCACGCCGAGCAGATGGCTGGCGCCTTCCGCGCTGCGGGGATCAGGGCCGCGTCAGTGAGCGGCGGCACGTCAGCCGAGGAGCGCAAACGCTTGATCGCCGGGCTCGGCACCGGGGAGGTGGAGGTGCTCACCAGTTGCATGATCATTTCCGAGGGCACCGACATCCCCTCAGTGGGCGGCGCGATCCTGATGCGCCCCACCGCTTCCCTGAGCCTCTATCTGCAGATGGTCGGCCGGGCCCTACGTCCCGCACCGGGCAAGCAGGAAGCGGTGATCCTCGATCACGTCGGCAACGCCCATCGCCATGGCCTGCCCACCGATGAGCGCGCGTGGAACCTGGCTGGCCGCCGCCGCCGGGAGGGCGTCTCGATTCCGATCAAGGACTGCCCACACTGCTTCTGCAGTTGCCCCAGCGCCGCCCAGGTCTGTCCGGACTGCGGCCATCTGTTTCTGGCCGAGGAACGCGATGAACAGCGCCGCGGGCTGCAGCAGCTCGAGGGCGAGCTGGTTGAAGTCAAGGGCGCAGGCCGCCATCGCCCCAAGGCCCAGCAGCTCCGGCCACGCCGCAAGTCGCCATCAGCGGGTTGCCGCACCTTCGAGCAGCTGCTGCAGCGCGAGCAGGAGCGCGGCTACAAGCCCGGCTGGGCCAGGCACGTCTGGGCGGCGCGCCAGCAGCGCTAAGCCAGCCCGGCAACAGGAGGTATGGCCTCCTCACCAAGCGAACACGAGATCCAGCAGCGCATCCGACAGGCCTGCGGCCGCGGAGTGGTGCGGCTCTGGCGCAACAACACCGGCGCCCTGGTCGACCAGCAGGGGCGCTTCCTGCGCTTTGGGCTCTGCAAGGGCAGCAGTGACCTGATTGGTCTGCGCTCGCTGGAGGTGACCAAAGAGATGGTCGGTCAGCGCATCGCCCAGTTCGTTGCCCTGGAGATCAAGACACACTGCGGGGTCGTCAGCCCTGAGCAGCGCGCATTCCTGCAGGAGGTGCAGGAGCTCGGCGGCCTGGCTGAGGTCTGCCGCTCGGTTGAACAGGCCCAAGCAGTCCTCGTTAGGGCGGCATCAGCCCAAGCCGCAGCATGAATCGGCCTGAGCTTCGCCGGCAGCTGCAAGGTCTGGCCCAGAGCAATCCTGGCTCGCACCCCTACACGCTGGCCCTGCAGTTCCAGGTTCAGACCGGGCGAGTCATCAGTGGCCAACAGGTCAGGCAGCTGCTGGCCGAGCCCGGAGGGAGCTGCGGCCACGCCGCCAAGTCATGACAGGATCTGGCTTGCGATGGCAAGCAGGACGTAAGATTGGGCTATGACTTACGACGTGGACCTGACGGAACGCTCCTACCAGGCCGTCCTCGATTGGCAGCAGGAGTCCCGCCGGGCCTTCGGAAAGATGCTGTTGAACTGGCGTCGCCGCAATGGCTGGACCCAGTACACGGCCTGCGAGTGGGGTGCGGAAGCAAATTTCGAAGTCATCTCCTACGGCAACCTTTCGGTCATCGAGCAAGGCAAGGCAGGCGAGCTGCGCCAGAAAGCCTTCTTCCAGCTTGAGGAGCTGAACCGCAGGTTGCTGGGCGGCAGGCGCCTCGAGGGAGTGAAATCCCAACGCATTCGAGAACAGCTCGAATATGCCGAGCCTTTGCGGGGCAACGACGGAAAACCCTGGAACACCGTTGATTTCTGGAGCTGCTACATCGGATATCTGGCCGTTCCGGAGGCTTATCAGGCAGTTCTCTCTCCCACTTTTTCGTCGAAGGAAGCGGAGGATCTCTGCCAGAAGTGGAGGCGCCACGTGCGTCGTGTGATCAAGAAGCGCGAGGCAGACGTGACCATCGCGCTGGAGGAGCTCGTCGGGTCGGTGCCGGAGATGTACCGCAAGCGATTCCGAGAGGTTTTGTCCCTCGACGACTACTCCTCGTCGGAATTGACGCAGCTCTGGCTGCGGGACGAGCAGTTCCTGCCTGACGAGTGGATCCGGGCCTGGGAAACAGGCGAGCTGACTGACCTCCCCCGGCCGTCCACCCGACACCGCAACAAGTAAACCCGGACAAGTCCGAGGATGCCCATCGATTGCGGCTCGCGTTAGAAAGCTGCTAAGTTCAGGCTAGCGGGCACGAGCCCGACACCCTGATGCCATGACGCAGATCCCCGCACGCGCAGACGTGCCAGCCGGCGCCCTTGAGCTGCTTGGCGAAAAAGGCGGCGCCGAACGCGCCCTCACGGCCGCCCTGGCCTCCTTCCAGGAACAGGTGCAGGCCGTTTCATCCCTTGACCTGGCCGCCGTAGTCGAAGCGGCCAGGCCGGCGTTTGCCCAGGGCATTGCTTTCAGTAGCCAGCTGGTCGACATCCGCGGCCGCAACAAGCTGCGGGTCACGGTGATGCACGCCTGTGGCGCTGAAGTCAGCAGTGAAGAGTGGGCCGACGAAGTCGACGACCCGCTTCAAGCTTCTGGCTGGATGCTGGCCATGCTGCTGGGCATTCCTTTGACGAAACAGGCTTTGCCTGTAAAGCCTGAGGCAAATCCAGCGACTGAGCCTGCTTCTGCTGGTGCGCGGCATCCTGTTCTGGCCGCGGAGGCGTCCTCCTCTGAGGCGTCCGAGGCCTGTGCGGCCGCCAGTGGCGGCGATGTCGCTCTGGAGCCACTCACGGCCCAGGAAATCGAGGCCACGCACCAGCGAATCCTTGCGCTTCCCCAGGCTGCTCGGCGAGAGCTGACCACTGCGTTCCGTGAGCACTTCCAGGTGCCGCGCAATGCCCGCTCGATCGGTGATCGCATCACCCAGCACCAGCACAGCGCCTTCATCGACCGCTTCCTCGAAGAGTTCGAAGGGGCCCAGACGCCGGTAGAGCCATGAGCAGGCCCCGTCGCTACGGCGAGCAGCCCCGCTCACTGGTCGGTCGCCACGTCATCCAGACCCAGGTACGCACCGACGTCTACCTGCAGGTGCGCGAGCTGATGGAAACCCGCAACCTCTCGGCCAGCGGAGCGGTGCATCACCTGCTGCGCGAGCGCCTTGGCCTGCCGCCGCTTCTGCCGTTCGATCAACACCCGATTTCCACCGATTCATCCCATGGCTAAAGACATCTTCCGCACGCCCCTCGCCGAAGTGCGTTGGGCCCACCTGATCACCCCGAGGCATCAGCTCGACAAGAGCAAACCCAAAGCCTGGACCTGCGATCTGTTGCTCCCTAACAACAACGAGCAGGCCCAGTCCTTTCTGCTGGCGATGGAGGACCAGTTCATCGCTCTGCATGGCAGCCGCAAGCGGCGCGCTGAAAAGGGCTTCCCCTGGAAGCCGGACAAGGAAAAGCCCAGCGAGCTCACCGCGGTTCGCTTCAAGGTGCCCCAGTTTCAGCGGCGTGATGGCTCCCTGTCCGAGGGGCCTCGCATCGTCGATGCCAAAAAGCAGCCCTGGGAGGGAGCGGCCATCGGCAACGGCTCCAAGGTGGTCGTGGCCTTCGACATCTACGACTGGGATGGCGAAAACGGCTGCGGCATGACATTCCAGCCCCGGGCTGTTCAGGTCGTGGAGTTCGTTCCCTACGAGCAGGTCGATCCCACCGACAGCTTCGAGGAGCAGGAGGGTTACACCGCTGCTGGCGGCTGGGATGTGGATGACGACGAGGAGGCCGCCTTCTGATGGCTGTTCCTCACCCGATCAGCAATAGCGGCGCTGGGCGCCGCCCCCAGCTTCCGGCGTTCTGCCGCACCCGCCGGCCCACAACAGTGGCCGTCACGGTCAACAGTCTCACCGCAATGCGCCTGTTGGTGCTGGTGGGGCTGCTGTTTCAGCTGAGCACCCTGCTGCTGGTGATCGCTGGCCCCGTGCCGTCGCGGCTGGAAGCCGTCAGCACCAACAGCCCTTTCCCCCCTGTCGCCGGCGTCGCCGCCAGTGGGGCCCAGCCCATTTCACCGACCTCAGACCGATGA